AACAACTTCTCTTGAAGGAATACCGGTAGTCGGTCAGTCGCGGCTGAAAGATCTAAACTGTAAGCCGACTTAGCTGTTTTGGCTAAGGCGAGTACAGGTTTCATCTGATCAAATGTACCATCCATTGGTATTTGTCGAATAATATCGAAAATATACGTATGGAATGGTTCCAATGACCATTGGGTCCAGGCGTCCACCATAGCGAACACCCGAACTTTTCCAGCTGCTTCATCCTTAAAACCTAATTTCCCAGTTTCAAACTGGAGACTAGGAATTACGTTAAAAGGTAAAGCGCAAGCGTCTGCAAATTTTGCCTTAAGCCCAGGATAGCGTTCCTCGGGATCGCGGAATAGATCCATGAAATATTCTACGTGTCCAGAGAGACCCTGTTCCTTAAGATTAACGGCAGAAAGTGCAAGCATCCATGGGTGTGAATTAGTTAAGTCACCACCTGTACCAGGCCCGGATTTTACTATCATCGGAGTAGTTATTCTCCGTGTTAGTAAGCCGCGAACCTTAGCTTTTCCTTCCAGTATACGCCACATCTTTATAAAATGAGGTATATATAGGATCAACTGACTTACGATATGTGAGTCTGATGGAGAACCAGAGAAGGGATTTGTTATAGTCCCTAATTTGACTTTCCCAGGAAATTCTAAGACTCGGTATAAATTGAAGAGAGTGAGATAAAATCTCATTACCTTCGTATTACCGGCCCGTATAAGTGCTCTGTCTTGAGCCAGAACTAGGCGAGGCAACCCTTGTGCATTCCGCGAAGGTCTGCATTTAAGGTCCGCTAGGTCTCGGAGTTTGAATCCTCCAAGACTTTGCTGTAATAGCACGCTATTAGCTTTAAGCCAGTTAACTAAACCAACCATACCTTGATGCTGATGGATAGCTTTTGCTCTATTAATAAAGGTTAAAATTGTCCCAATTCGGTATTTTGTCGTTCTCAGTCGGATACTTGGTAGCATTCTTTCGAACGCTCCAAGTAGCAACCCTTTAGCTTTTAAACTAAAGGTAGCATTGATTTTTCGTACAGTAACTACAGGCCCGGATGATATCCGGGTCTGATATTGAATTTTCTCTTTGAGTCGTTCAAAACTACTCTTAGAGAAGACTCCCTTATCTCGAGGAATTCTTTGACCTCCTTTGCCATTCAATGGGCTTAATCTATCAGCGGTTGTAGAGAAGTTCCGTTTACCGGAGACTTTTCCATCTCCAGAACCCGAATTTCTCCGAGGTCCCGGACCAGATTGGTCCTCCTCATCAATCCACAGATAGATTCTGCGCATCAATGACCGAAAGAGCCACCGTCTATTCCACAGATACATACCAGTTCTAAGAACCAGTACGCACCAAATGAAAAGGTGATAGTACAGAGTTGGCAAATCTACCAATCTGACTAGTACCCAACCTAAATCTAGCGAATTAACTAGAGATAGGAATAGGGCTATAATGATTAAGATTATATATGCCATGGTATTTTAAAGGAAGGGATTGCATTCTCTCTCATATGATGGTTAACCGGTAATTAATCGGCTAATTCATCACTTAGAGGAACCTGAATGGACACCCCTGGTGTACTAACCTTTCGGCGTTCGCTAAGACCAGGTTTTTGCTTGGAATTACTCCAGCAAGAATTGGTTTCGAGAAGTACCCACATTCATGTGGGCAATCTCTAGATATAAAGTTACGACTACATGAGGCTACATTACTCCGAAGCTATTACAGTTAGATGCCAAACCACTAAGTGGCGCTGGTGTTACCCTAACTCTAGGACTTAATCATCCTTGTTTAGTATTCAGAGCTGCTCCTGATGCAGAAGGTCTGTTTGAAAGCACAAACTTCGGTTTCCCCAGAAGGTTTTAATCTTCCAGGGGCCGCAGCTAGAGTGTTGACTCAACCCTACTCCAGTCCTCTTTCGAGGTAGGATGTAGAGGTGACTAACAATTACGAAATAATCGTAATCTAGGCTCGTGTCCTTAATGAAGGGGCGTCGCCAGGGTATCAGAACCTAATCGTTCCTGATCAGAGATTTCTCTCACACAGGAATAGACTAGTCTCCCCGATCACCCGCAAATTGTTAGTCGAACCGTTAGTTCTACGGTAGAATTTCCTTAGAGGTCACTTCGGGATCGCCCTAATCGGCATCCGGTGGCCATCATAATTCAGCACCTTAAGGGCGGCAGAGGTTTCGAATCTCTACGTACAATAAGGCTCGTTTCTAAGTTTCATTTGCAGTGCTTGCCTGACACCGACCGTTAAGTCGGGAGGTAGATGTGCTTAGCATAGCTTATGACGGGAATGGGATTGCGCATGGCAATTCTAAAACAGAACCAGCAGTTCCAACTTTACGTTGGGGGCACCCAGCATTTCCAGGAATATCGAAAGATATCACTGAAAGTAGCGCTTAAGCGCTGACGGCGATTGTCGTCAATAGAG